TTTGCTAGCCATAAACTTGGCGGCAGCGTGTGATGTATCTCCACCTTGGTAGGCAGGTACGTCAGGGTAATACTGGGTATCCATACTTCTCTCCTTAGCTTACGTCTTTCTTATTCTTCTCGCCGCACTTGATGCAGCGATACAATATGTACCCATTCTTATTTTCAGTTAGCATGTAGGCGCATCTACACTTTTCGTCGTCAACATCCATTTCTCCATCGTGAAATGATGTGTCGAGTGATGGGCTAGAATAGTTTGGATATGGCCGACCTGTTTCGGGGTCAATGTCTTGAGGATCAATCATTGCTTTCTCCTTAGCTTACGTCTTTCTCATACGAATCACCGCACAGAATGCAGCGATACACAACACAGCCCATGCCTATGCCACTGGTGTACGCATAGTTGTGGTCGCACGCTTGGGTCTTCGACTCTAGTCTGTCAGCACGTTTCTCTTGCTGCTCGATCCAGTCGGTATAGATGGCTGTCGGCTGCTTGCTATCGAGCATGTCGTTAGCCCACTGCCTTGCCCATCGTATTGCGATAGAACAATTCCTACCTTCTTTTTGCAAGGCAACAAAACGATGCTCGAGATCGGAGCAACGCTTGATTAAGTCTGTTCTTTCTTCCGTGCTAATAGACATTTTACACTCTCCTGTTCTTGTCTCTGGGCTGCAATGGTGGACGCCCTCACCCTAGGAGGGGCGTCCATCCATGCTGGCCGAGATCTACCTTTCTCATCAACGCGTGTTGCTATAGGACGTTTCATTCTTGGAACTCCTCATATTTTCCCATGTTGCCCAGGCGAATGACATCGCCCAGGTTGTTATATATATCAACTAGGGTGTCGAGGTTTGCACCAAGGTACACCATTGGTGCCGCTAATAGCTGCTCTGATGAGCGCCACATAGACATGGCTACTGCCTCTACTGCATGTTCATCCATCACACATCTTCCTTTGTTATGCGCAGCGAGCCACGCTTGTCGCGCTTGATAATAATGCCATAACCCTTTGCATCGGATGCATCGGCTGGCACTAGCGTCTTGAGTTTATCCTTGGCACCTTCGTATGCAGCAGCTGCGTTAGCGTGCTGCAAATAGTCTGTGGCTGCATCAGCCCACTCGTTGTTACCAAGCATGTCATAGGATTGGAGACCACCCACCAGTGTCTTAGGTACGAGGCGCATGATCTCTGCTTGCTTTCCCGTAGGGATAATGTCCGGCGCAATCTTGTTCTCGACGTGCCACCAGAATGCAGTCTCTTGCTTGATAAGCTCGTCGATCAAGTCTTGATTGCGATCAACGCGCAACATCTCCGGCTCGTCATTGCCAGCTATCACTGAAAAATAGCAGTAGCTTTTGCCAGTGCAAGCAAGCTGGTGTTGCAGCTGCGGCATGTAGTACAATGCTTTGTCGCGTGCAGTTGCACGGCTGTTGCTGTGCTTGACCTCGATGAAGGTGTCTTCATCTTGCCGCCAGCCATCGAGGTGGCAGAACATGAACTCATGTTGCGGATGGTAGATGCGTTCGCTGCGGTCATCGAGTACGAAGTCGTGCATCTGTGACAACCACAACAGGTGAAACGGTTCAGTGTAGCTGCCTAGCTGGACACGAAACACATAAGACAGGTCTTCCGGATCAGCTTGCTGCGTCTTTTCCATGTATAATTTGTGCCAGTCACCATCGACTATGCGCTTGGCATCGGATGCACCGAGACCAAGATGACGATCAAGCAGAACGATTGAATTGGTTTGCATTATTCTCTCCTTAGATTGGTATACATACTGCGTGAATGCAGGATAGTATAGTTAAAACGTGCGGCTGCGCAGGATTTTTAGTGCGCGAATGATTGTGTTGCGCTGGTAACGCAGCTTACGTTCCTTGGCGCGCAGTCTTTCCTTCATTTCATCGCCATGCTCGATGAAGTCAGCAGGGTATGGAAGTCTAGGCCACTTATGTTGTAGCACTAGTACGTCCCGCGCCCTCACGAAGGCGGGGTGCGGGAGCGTACGCAGTGCAGCCATATATAATTCTAAGCCAATGGCTTCTGGCACTTCGACTTGGAACATCTCGGCCATAGCATTGAGGGTGGACAGTATCTGTTCGTCAGAAGGTGGGCGCTGCAAGCGCATCATCCCACGAATGTCAGCTTCAATCGATTGCTTGGCTTCCAACAACCAGTCGGAGGACTGGGACATCGCGTAGTCTTGTGACATTATCATGTCCCTGAACGCTGCCGCTGTCTCGTCGAGCCATTGCTGCGTCGATGCGCTCAGAGTTACGTGTCCTTCTCTCGTCACTTCGAGTTGGGAAACGGGAGCCGCCACTTGTGTAGTCACGGGTTGCTCGGATAATCCAGTTTCTCCAACTGGCATCCCAATCTTTTCTACTTTCACCTTTGCTCTGATAATAGTTGACGAACTTTTCGGACTCGATGGTGGTGTCGACATTAGGTGCTCTCTCCTTTGCCCATGCAAGAAGGGTATCAGATGCACACCAGTCTGCACTGATCGCACGCGCACGCTTCATTGACGGTTCTTTAACGGTTACTGACGGTTCGGGTATCACCATGAGACGGGTCTGGTCGCACGGTGAGACGGGTGTAGTCTCATCATGAGACGGGGGTGGTATCACTGTGATACTGGTATCACTATGAGACTGGTTGCATGATGAGACGGGTAACATAAGATTGTATCGGTTTACTTTGCCTTGCTCATAAGCTTGCGAGACAAGGCCAAGGCCAGTTAATGTTTCGATAGATCGAAAGATTGTAGCGCGTGACAATCCTGTCCGCTTGACAAGGCGTGCCACACTAGGCCAACAATAGCCTGTTGCATTGGCATGATCGGCAAGTGATAGCAGCACAAGCTTGGCGCTTGGTATGCTGATGTTTTGCTCGAACGCCCATTCGATTGCGTTGATTGCCATTGAATTCTCCCGTCCAAAAGCAGCTAAGACTTCTGCTCTTTGGCTTCTCTTGTTGCTTGTTGCTCATCGAAGTAACCCGCAAGCCATCGCTTGTATCTACTGTCAGCATGAGTGCTGCGCGGATAAGGGTTGTCCTCGTATGACACGCCAGCTTTAAACATGCTGCGGCCATTAAAATATTCTACGTTATCTTTGCGTGGCATTTTTATCTCCAGTTAAGGAGCAAGGCGATCAGCCCACGCTGGTAGCTTGGACGCTGGCACCTCGCATAAGGTGATTCCATAAAGGGCTTCGACTAATTTTTTCTTGATAATATATACGTCAGTCTTCCAACCCTTAACATCCTCGATGCAGATGCGCAGGGTGCGCCCGAGTTCATCGATGACTTTGTATCTAAAGTCAGCACGATAGCTGCATATCTTCTGGTTGTTAATGACGACTGCGTAGTTAGGTTGCAGTTCAAGATCGATGATCATACCTTGTGCCATCATAGCTGTAAGCTGTTGATAGCGTAGCAGTTCTGCCTTCGATTGAAAGTAATGCCCATCGTATCGCTCACCGATGGCATTGAATTTTGATTTGCGTTTCTCTTTAGTTTTGCGCGCTGGCATAATGCGCGCACCAACACGCTTAGGTTTGGCAGTTGCATCTGTCATTACGATACTCCCCTTCAGAGATTATTAGTTGGACACCCAATGCTTTACACCAGCACATAAGAAAGAAAGCACCAGGCAATCGAGCCTTGCTCTCCCACTTGGCAGTCATCCCTTCGGAGACGCCTATTATATCGTCAAGGCTGGCTTGACTGATACCCTTTTGCTTGCGTGTAACTGCAAGAGTTTTAATTAACTCAGAGTAATAGCTTTGTTCTTCGCTACTAAGCTGTCGTGACTGTGCGATTGGACGCGTTAGGCTGGCTACCATGCTTGGATAATCCCCTCGTTTTCCAGAGTTGCATAATGTCAGAGACCTGTTTCGCGGTTGCGAACTTAAGGTCTGCTCCATATTTCGAGCGATAATATGTGGAGCTTGGCAAGCCAGCTTGAGCAAAGGCACGGCGCAATGTGCGTTCAGTGTCAGTGTCAAAGGCTACTGCCTCGGCGCGGAGTTGTTCGATGTAGGACATAAGTTGCATGCCCGTAGTATACTGCGCCGAAGCAGCAATGCAATGGTTTAATGCTAGGCACTAATCTTCAGTAGCTTCGGCTAGTTCCTTAGCATTGACGCAATCGTTATCCCATTTGCGGATAGCATCATACTGACTCTCACCTTTAGGATCATTGAACACGTTGCCGTTTATCAATTTAATTTCCAACGGATAATCAGTTGAATAATATACTACGCCAAGCGTTCGAGTGTATGTCGAACTGTAAACTGTTGAGCCAATCAGCAAGTTTATAAAGTCGAGTGTGATTTTGTTGACGGGTAGCAGCAACATATTGCCGCCGATTTCTACGCAGAATGCTTCCTGCTTACTAATGCGGGTATCGGTAGTCATAATTTTAGCTTTCAATTTTGAAGTGAAACCAAGTTCGAACACGCATGTTGTCCGACCTTGCGGCGGCGCTGGCGTTGACGATTCAACCCAGGCCCAGCCGCGAGATAGAACAGGGCGACAGCTGCCGCCCGTGCCTTGCTTTAATGCTTGTCGTTGACGATGAGATATACTGTAGCAAATAAGACGTAGGTGAGCACTGCTGCTGCGGTTAAATCTAAGAATGACATTTATTTTCTCCAGTTATTTGTACGCTTATGGAAAACGGCCAGTTGGTTAATCGGCAGTGCCGAATCCTTCAGTCCCTTGACTAGCAAGCCTGTCAAGCAGGCTCACATCGCAGGTCGATACTGTTCCATAAGCGTAGAAATAAAAGGCGAGGCCGAAGCCCCGCCTTTCGGTGATGTTAGCCAACTGCCTCCCATGGTGCAGCATCAACGCCACCTGCGAGATTGCCTTCGCCTGTTCCGAGAAGGATACGGGCGCGCTTTTGTGCTTCGCTGAGGTTGGCAGGGTCAACCTTGTGTTCAGAGCGTGGCAAGCTTGACATGCGCAGCTCTTCGCCAGTTGTCTTCTGGTATACGTTGAAGGCTGTTTCCTTCATGGCGTTGAGTGTCTGAACCTGTAAGGTTGAGCGCTCGAGGGCATCAAGTGCCTTCTGTAATTGTAACTCGGTGATTTCGTCGCCAGTATGCTCACGAGCTGCCTTGCGAGCAATCATCTGAGCCTTGGCGTGGAAACCATCGGCGCTTTCCAGTGCCTTGGTTACAGTGTAAGCAATGCCGTTGAGGACGCGCTTCTGCGGATACCACATCTGATTGCGCACTGTAACTTCGCCAGTATCAGTATCTGTGAACTCGTATGGTTCATTGAGAAATTCTGCAATGTCTTCGATTGCTTTGGTGAGTTGCTTAATGCTTGTCATGTTACTTCTCCAGTCTGTGTCGTTCGGGGTCCATCCCCGCGACAGGCAATACAACGGCCAGGTTCTCAACATCGTTCGACAAGGGCCGAGCAAACGTAGTGCAGTAAGGTCCCTTGCGAAGCCGAAGGCCAAGCACCTCTTGGTGCGCAGCATGTTGAGGTTCTGGCAGGCAGGATTGACCGCGTGATGGATACCGATTGATGCGGACTGGAGGGACATACGCCACGCATTAAGCAACTCACCAACGCCATCCCTTCAATCATTATTCTGTCATCTTATGTACCTGTTTCAATGCTTTGCTTCTGGTGCATTGACACGCATTCATGTGGGTGGCATCCCTCGCGCGCGCTCTCTTGCTTCTTATGTAAAGGACAACCGAATCGTATGAGTTCTCTTCCCATGACTGTGAATGCTGTTAAGTCCGCTAAGGCTCTGACCACCAAAGAACGTGCCTTTGTTGAGGCTTATGTAGAGTTCGATGGAAACAGAGAACAGGCCATCACCGAAGCTGGTTACAATACAACCTATCCAAGACAGTTAGCTGTTGAGTTACTTAGGAAACCACACATCATTCAGGCACTGCTTGAAGAGACTGGATTGAAGCTTGTTTCAAGCGCACCTAAGGCTCTTGCAACCCTGCAGAGGTTAATGGATGCCAAGAGTGACTATGTTGCTCTAGAAGCTGCGCGCGATGTCTTGGATCGTTCTGGCTTCAAGTCTGCTGAGAAGCATGACCATCGAATTACCGGCGATGTGTCCATACAGATCGATCTGAGTTAGGGGAGGGGGGGTTAGAAAGTGGACAGCAGGTATTGCTAGTGGACTCAGACAAGAATTATTGCTCAAAAAGGCTCGTTCAAGTTTGTCCATTGGTTATAGTTAGCTTTTGCTAGAAGTACCTCGCATGGTTGAAAGAGTTGCTAAGTCTGGAATCATTGATCCCTCTGGTGATCCGTTTGCTGCCACGCCTTCGGATACTGTTGACTTCGCTCGGGTAGCCAAGGCCTTGTACATTGGTGGTGGCGGGAATGTTGTTGTGCTTGCGGAAGACGGCAACACGGCCATAACTTTTTCCACTGTCCCCTCTGGATATATTTTGCCTGTCAGGGTTCGTCGGATACTTGTTACGGGCACGACTGCCACAAATATTATTGGACTGTAGGGGGTTCGTTATGGGTTGGTTATCTAATATGTTTGGAAAGACACTACAACTGGAAGACGCTTCCGAGGTTGCGCGCTTTGCTAACCGCAAGATACCACTGGATCGCATACAGTTTCACATCGAGCGTTATGAACGTGCGATGGAGCAATGCCAGAAGGGTGGTGATCGCATGGCCCAGCTTCGTAAGGGTCGTGAGTATTGGATCACGATGCGTTCTGTGCATGAACTAGAAACGGAACTCTAATGCCTACTCCTACTGTATACCCAAACTTTAAGTTGAACCAGAACAACGGCAATGCAATCGATCTGGATACCGACACTATCAAGGTGATGATTGTCACCAATAGCTACGTCCCTGCTACAGCCGATGCTTTCATTACGGCAGCTAATGCCCATCAGGTAACTGGTACAAACTACACTGCTGGCGGAACAATTGTTGCAGGGGTCACGCTTGCGCTTGATGGAACAAACGCGGAGTTTATTCATAACGATATAATCTGGCTGCAAAGCGCGGCTGGCTTTGCAAATGGACGCTACTTCATTTGGTATCAAGACACTGGTACACCCGCCACCTCTAGGTTGATTATGCATATGGCGGATACGGCAGACTTTGGTAACGTGGCTGGTGACCTGAGCCTTGATGGCTCGGCAACCACTGGCGTGCTTAACTTCATCTAATGCTGTATGATCGCGTATATTTTACTACGGCCACGACTGGCACTGGCACAATAACTGCTGGTGTAGCAGAGCCTGGATTCCGCACGATGGCTACGGCCAACAGCGGAACCTTTATTCCCGATGGAACCGAAGTCGAATATGCTATTGCAGATGGCACTGCTTTTGAAACAGGCACTGGCATTGTTGGCTCGAGCGGAACAACATTAACACGAGTGCTATCTCAGTCATCGACCAATGCGCTTTTGAATTTGTCTGGCAGCGCTCGCGTTTTCATTACACCCATTGCTTCGAGGCTTGTGCTTACCACAGGTCTTAAGACGATTGGCGGCGCATCGATCCTTGGAACAGGCAATGTTGACACAGTATCAATCAATATCAATGGCACTGTTGGGGCTACCACGCCAACGATAGGCGCGTTTACATCAGTATCCTTAACTGCTGGCTTTGCGCTGGCGTGGAACGCAGACGTTGGCCTTTCTCGTTCTGCCGCTGCTACTTTGAATTTAGGTAACGGAACGGCAGGATCAAGCTCTGGTACATTGGTTCTTACCAAAACAAACTTTGCTGGTAACGCTAACCTAACCAGTCCGTCTTCTGGCAATCTACAGCTTGGAACGGGAGGCACAACGGGCGCTGGCGGTTCGTTGTCGCTCACAGGTTTAAC